TCGACATCTTCGGCCTGACCGCCCCGGCCGCCGTGACCGCGCCCGTCGCGTTCGACACCGTGCTGGCCGACGCCCAGATCGCCAACACCCGCCAGTTCAAGGAAACCTGCCCGGCCTGCCGTGGCAGCGGCGTGTTCCGCAGCTACAGCGGCCGCGTCGTCGGCGACTGCTTCAAGTGCAAGGGCAAGGGCGAGCAGTTCTTCAAGACCAGCAGCGACGACCGCGCCAAGGCTCGGGGCGCTGCCGACGCCCGCAAGGCGAAGGCCGCCGCCAGCGCCGCCGATCAGGCCGCCGCGTGGCTCGAAGCCAACCCGGTCGAGGCCGAGTGGCTGCGCCAGCCGGTCACCGGCGACTTCACCTTCCACGCCGACATGCTGGCCGCGCTGGTCAAGTACGGCAGCCTGACCGAGCGTCAGGAAGCCGCCGTCCGCAACGCCGCCGCCAAGAGCGCCGCCCGCAAGGCCCAGTGGGCTGCCGAGAAGGCCACCCGCGACGCCGCCGCGCCCGTCCTGACCATGGACAAAATCCGCGCCGGCTTCGACAGCGCCGTCCGTCACCTGAAGCGCCCGAAGCTGCGTATCGCCAACGTCCAGTTCTCGCTGGCCCCGGCCACCGGCCGCAACGCCGGTGCCATCTACGTCGTGCGCGCCAGCGACGACACCTACCTCGGCAAGATCACGCAGGATGACCGGTTCATCACCTCGCGCGACTGCACCGCCGCCGACAGCGAGACTGTCGCCCGCGTCGCTGCCGACCCGGCCGCTGCCGCCACCGCCCACGGCCACGAGTTCGGTCAGTGCTCGTGCTGCGGCCGCGAGCTGACCAACCCCGAGAGCGTCGCTCGCGGCATCGGCCCCATCTGTGCAGAACGGTGGGGCTGGTGACCTTCAAGCCGCACGACTACCAGAAGGAGGCCCTCGCGCACCTGTACAAGGAGCGCAGGGCCGCCCTGTGGATGCCCATGGGCGGCGGCAAGACCGTCACCACCCTGACGGCGCTGGAGGCGCTCTCCGTGGTCGAGGACGTGTATCCGGTGCTGGTGCTGGCACCGCTGCGCGTCGCGCGCTCCACGTGGCCGGACGAGGTCAAGAAGTGGCCGCACCTCGCGCACCTGCGCGTCAGCGTCATCACCGGCACGCCCAAGCAGCGTCAGGCGGCGCTGGACACGCCGGCCGACATCTACACGACTAACTACGACAACCTCGTGTGGCTGCGCGAGACGCTCGGCGAGGCGTGGCCGTTCATCACCGTGGTCGCCGACGAGTTCACCCGGCTGAAGAGCTTCAGGCTGCGTCAGGGCGGCTCACGGGCGCGTGCGCTGGGTCAGGTGGCCCACACGCACGTCACGCGCTTCATCGGCCTGACAGGCACGCCTGCACCCAATGGCGTTAAAGACCTTTGGGGGCAGGGGTGGTTTTTGGACAAGGGCGAGCGGTTGGGACGCACGTTCAGCGCCTTCAGCGAGCGCTGGTTCCGCAAGGGCTACGACGGCTACAGCCTCGTGCCCTACGACCACACGCAGGAGGAGGTGCAGGAGCGGCTCAAGGACATCTGCCTGACCGTGCGCGGCCTGCCCGTCGATGAGCCCATCACCAGCCCGATCTACGTTGACCTGCCGCCTGCGGCGCGGCGCGCGTACAACGACATGGAGGAGGAGATGTACACCGCCATCGGCGCGGAGGGCGTCGAGGCAGCCAACGCGGCGGTGCGGACGCAGAAGTGCCTGCAGCTCGCCAACGGGGCGCTGTACACGGATGAGTATGGCAGTTGGGAGGCGGTGCACGATGCCAAGCTGGAGGCGCTGGACAGCGTCATTGAGGAGGCCAACGGCGCGCCCGTCTTGGTGGCCTACAATTTCAAACACGACTTGGCCCGGCTACGCAAGCGCTACCCTAAAGGCCGGGTGCTGGACGCTGACCCTGATACGATCAGGCAGTGGAACCGGGGGCAAATTGAACTACTATTCGCTCACCCTGCATCGGCAGGCCATGGTCTGAACCTCGCGGACGGGGGCAACATCCTCGCCTTCTATGGGGTCAACTGGAACCTTGAGGAGCACATGCAGATCATCGAGCGCATCGGCCCGATGCGGCAGGCGCAGGCGGGCTACAATCGGCCGGTCTTCGTCTACCCGATCCTCGCCCGCGACACGGTGGACGACCTCGTCATAGACCGGCTCACGTCGAAGAAGAGCACGCAGGAAATCCTGCTGGAAGCACTGAAACGGAGGAAGAAATGAATGAGCTGACTGGCGGTAGCAGCGACTACTACAAGGTGCGCGTTGACCGGCCCACGTCCGGCGGCGAGCCGTACATGGCCGAGTGCAACGACATCATCGAGGCGCTGCGAATGGAGTACGACGTGGCCAACGCCTTCAAGGCGGCGTGGCGCGTTGCTGCACTGCGGCAGGGCCGGGGCAAGCCGGGTCAGGACAGCCCAGTGTACGACGGCGAGAAGATCGTCTTCTTCGGCCAGCGGATCATTGAGAGGGCGAAGAGTTAGCAGCCGTACTTCACGGCCATACCGCCGCCACGGGCCTTCTTAACAGACATCGGGTTGCGGCTGAAGCAGCGATCTGCGGACACGCGGCCGCCGACGGCGTAGCCCTCGAAGTGCCGGGCCTCGATAGCCCACTCTTCGGGTGTCAAGTTCTGAAGGGCTTCATTGCTGTATATACGGGTGCCGGTCATCGCCGCGATCCCCTCGTCGGCTTGCTGCTGCGTGATGTACCGCCCGTCAGGCAGCTTGACCAAACGAGCGTTGCGAAGATCGCCGACGTTGCCCCACTGGCCGCTCTTCACGAAGTCCTGCACGAAGGGCAGGTAGTCGTCCTTCGGCGCGCGGTTCTGCTTGCCCTTGATCTGGACGATGTCGTCGGCCGAGGGGTTTTTCGCGAGTAGCGCCCGCACCAACTCATCTTGCCGATCCCGGAAAAACAGCTCCTGCTCATCCTCGTTGAGCCCTTTGAGTTCTGGGTTAGCGCGTATTTCCTCGGAGACTTGTCTGTTGATGGCGTTTGCTTCATCTCGGGAGAGGGAGCGCCTAGTGGGTGCCGTCTCAATCGTCACATGTGGCTCGCCCTTGGCGTCGCGCAGCGAGAAGACGCGCGAGTGACCCGCCATGACATAGTCGCAGTAGCCGCCGACGCAGTGACCCATGGTGTCGCCCTCGTACTTGAGCGCGTCCTGTAGAGGATCGCGCCCGTACATTTGTTGGGCCTGACGCAGCGCGTCTTCACGGGTGCCACCAATCGGAGTGCGCTCCCCCGTAGCGATATCTTCTACAAAATGAAAAGGCACACCCTGTTCTTCAGCAGGCACAATCTTAAAAAGCCCGCTTTCTTCAGAAGGTGCCCGCAACTCCACCCAGCGCAACCCCATCGGATTGTTCTCGGGATACTCCTTGAACGTCTGCACGGCCGGGCTGTCGAGGTTGCCCAGCGCCGCGCGCTCCATCTCCTTGACGCGGAACTGGTTGATCCTGTTGACGCGCTCAGCGGCAGCGGGAAGGCTCATGCGGCTAAGACTTTCTGGGCGCAGCAACAGCTCTGGAGGCAGTCCACTACGAGGATCGAGGGCGTTCTTCATCTCGTCCAAGAGATGGCTCATTCCCATCTGATCCTGCAAGATGCGGGTGTTTGCGATGCCGTATAGCTTATCCGTTACCGGAGCCTTTTCGAGCCACGGCATGTTGAGCAATACGTTCGCGCGATAGTCATCCCCAGCGCCCGGAAAAGCGCCTTGCGGAACGAATGGAGCATTGAGGCCAATTACGTCCCCGATTGTCTGCTGTTTGAGAACCTTTTTAGCAGCCTCAGACCACTCATCTGGACTGAGCCCAACATGAAGAGACCCGCTTTCAGCAAGCGCACGCATCGGGTCTTCAGGCGTCCCGAAATCGCTCTTGAGGTATTTTGGAGCTGTTTTATTAAACCAGTTTTTAAGTTGGGAAAGCGGGCCGTCTGCATCGGGGGCGAGACGTAATGCGTCGTCCGCAATCCGCCGTACTGCGTTTTCCGGCGATATGTTAGGATTGGCCTCACTCACGACGCGATTGACGTATGCGCGCGCCTCATCCTCGTTACCAAAAAGTTTTAACTTTCCGCCTTCATCGCGGACGGCCCAAGTGTCCGTGTCGGGCAGTTTTGCCATCTTAACGCCAAGATCGGATTGCCGCATGGCACCGATGTTCTTGTCGGCCCAGAACTGACCGCCGCGCGGCTTGGCTGCGAACTTCGGGAGCCCCGGCCCCGGCGCAGGCAGCGCAAGCTGCTTCGGCGCAGCGGCCTTCGCCACCTTCTTCGCAGCCTTACCCGCGCCGGGAATTGGCAGCGCGGCGAGCGCCACGTTGGCAGCCGCTTCGCCGCGCTTGCCCTCACGAGCGGCGAGAGCGGCCTCATTGCCCACGAACGCGCCTCCCAGCGGCGTGAAGTCGGCCAGCGTCAGCATTTGCTCGGCGTTCCTGCGCCCGAAGCGCACCGCCAGCTCGTCCTTGAGCTTGTCGCGCCACGATGTCTCGCGCGCCTCAAGGCGGCCACGACCGACGATGTCCGTCGGATCAAGCAGATCGGCGACATCTGCGCTGGGCGCAGTGTAGTCCACACTGAGCTTGCCGCCGCGCTGCAGGCGCTGGGGCGTCACGGCGAAGGGGAAGTCGGTGGAGCGCATGTCAGCGATACTTCCTCGCCAGTTCCATCAGGCCGCCGTTATACATGCCGACCGGCTCAGTGACCGGCGTGCCGTCTGCGCGGACGCGGCTGCCGTCAGGCAGGATGAACGTGTCGGTCTCGGGATCGTACTTGGCTTCTGGCTCTTGCATGGCCTCTAGGTTCATACCAGCAACCCCGGCGCTCATGAACGGCGTGCGGTACTCCTCTTGCTTCCGAGCCAGAAAGTCGGCGGTATCGCCGACGCGCGATGCGACCGGCTCCAGAGCCTTCGTCGCCGCGCCAGCGCCGCGCCCGCCGTAGTAGGCAGCCTCACCCACGGTGCGGGGCGACATCAGCGGCAACGCGGCAAGGTTGTAGCCGCTGATATAGTCCGGCACATTGAGTGCCATCGGGATCATGTCGAGGCCAATGCCGGCTAAGCCGCTGGTAGCCCCCGCTCTAGCAACCGCGCCTTGGATGCCGCGCGCCAAGCCGGACGACAGCGACTGGCCAGCAAGCATCGGGAACAGCCGCCCAGTCGTGTCCAAGTCGGCCAGCCGATCAGCTTGGGCTGTGCGGCTCCCATAGTTGGTGTTGACGTTGTTGCGGAAGATGCTGGTCAACTTACGGCCGGCGCTCTCGACGTTCGGCTGCTTGCCCCGCGCAGCCCCAAGACTAAATGTGCTTTCGAGCTTATCCGCCTCTATTTTTGCGTTCTCGTAGTCCTTCATGATGTCGGCGTAGACCGGATCGTGCTTGATCAACTCGTCCTTCACCGCGCCGTATGCCGTGCCCGCGATGCGCGCCGCGTCACGATCGTAAGGGCCGCCGACCTTCGAGCCAACATCGTAGAGGTCTTGTTTGAACTGATCGATGGCAAGCGGATCAAGTAGCGCCGGGTCTTGCGTCGCCTTGTAGGCGTACTCGTCCACAAACTGGTTCATCGTCTCCCACGCACGGTGCGATGTGGGGCGCGGGCCTTGGCTGTCGCGCCACGTATCGTAGCTGTCGGGCTTGATGGCCGCGATACGCCGGCGAACATTGGTGATGTCCAGCGGCACCGGGGCCCGGCCAAACTGCTGCATCTTGTCCACGTACCGCTGCGAGGCCTGCTGACGCAAGTTGGCCACGCCATCCCGCGCAAGTTGCACAAGCTCGTCTGCTGACGTGCCGGGGCGGCGCATGGCGTCGAGAAACGCATTTGCTTGATCTGTAGGCGCACCGGCCACGCTGCGATCAAAGCCGACCCTTGCGGCTTCGCGCACGGCTGCGCCGCCTGCGCCAGTCGTGGTGCCAAGCACATTGCTGACCGCACGCCCCGTCAGATTAGCCGCGCCCTTAACGGTCGCAGGAAGGGCTTTGCCGAGGATGTTGGTTGTTGCGGTGATGGGATCGACGTTGCGAGCGATCTGCCCAGCGATGCGCTGCGCCGTGACGGCGCGGGGACCAAGTTGGGCGATCTTGGCGGGGAGACCGAGCTTCGACACAACTGCCGTGCCGCCAGTCAGGACCATCGCAGCGTCGGCCAAGATGCTGGCGGGGTTGGTCGCCAGCTCCTGTTTGAAGCCTTCCATGCTGCCGTACTTGTTGGCGTAGTACTGGCCGAGCGCGTCGGCGCTGCTCTCGTCGAAATCAGCGACGCCCATCTTACTGAGCAGCGCGCCGCCCAGAGCACCGACTGATTGGGCCGTGCCGAGTGGGTCCGTAACGGCTTCAGCAATACCGCGCAGCTCGTTGATCGTGCTGGGCACGAGATTGACCGCCGCGCTGCCGAGGGTCTCGCCCCAACCAAGACCGTCGCCACCACCGCCCGGCGCGCCACCACCACCAGTCGGCCCTTGGACTGCGGCGGGCGGTGCCTGCTCGTCCTTCTCTTCAGTGGGCGCAGTGAGGCCTTGGTACACAGCGGTGCCCCCAAAGCTGGTGGCACCTTCCGCCCGCTTCGCTGCCACTGTGTTTGCCGCCGCCTTAACCTGTGCCGGTTCCAGACGAATGCCGCTGGCTTCTGCCATTTTCGACATCATCTGCCCGTAGACCTTGGGGTCGAAGTCTTTCTGGCTGGCGTAATCAGCGAGGAGCCGCTCGCCATCGGCGGGCAACCAACGCGGGTTGAGATCGGGGAGGTATTGGCCGAGTTGCGCGTTGACCTGCGCGGGGCGATAGCCGCCCTCCACCAAGCTGCGGACATTCCGTTGAATGCCGGCGCGTACAGTCTCAGCGCGGCGCTTGAGGTTGGCCAGAGCCGTGTCGGCGGTATCACCCGGCGAGATTGTGGTTTCCGCGTAGGAGGCTTTTTCGGCAGGAGCCAACGACGCGCCGAAATATTTGTTCCGCGACAGCATGTCGAGGAACTTCATTTCAGACCAGAAATCGGCCTGCCCCGGCGTCCCAATGTCGCTGCTTACACGCTTTTGGAGAAAGGTTTCAACTTCTCCGGGAAAATCAAGTACCGTCCCGACGTAGTCTGGGTCGAACTTGTTGATGGCCCGCATCAGCTTATCATAGGCGTCTACGTCTGTGATCAGGCGCGTCTTGTCGTCGCCCGCAAGTGCTTCGCCTTTTTCAGCCTTTAATATTTGGCGCTCAAGTTCTGCGTTCCGCAACTTGAGAGCTTCAAGTTGGGCGGCTGCCGTTGCGGCCTCGAAAGGCAGCGTAGCCGCACCCTTTTGAATGGCCTGCGCCTTCTGAACATTGCCCAGCACATCGCCTTGCAGCGCCACCGTCGCCTTGCGTTCGCTGGGCGCGGTAGCGGTTTTAGCCCTTTGAAGGTCTTTTTCCCAAAACTCTGGCATCGTCTTTTCCTACTGTTTTGGAATTATCTTGCCGGCCTCTGGTCCCGATGGAACCACGTAGAACGCACCGATGGGGAGCGCGGCGTACTCTGCGTCCGTTGTTGGCCGATAAACAGTCTTCGGTACTTCGCGAATGTTGCCTTGCTGATCAAGCTGAATGTCCGGTCGGCCCGCCGCGAGATACTGCGCCCGCAGCTTCTGCAAGTCCAGCGCAGTCCTAATCTCGTCGTCCCCCATACCCAAACGCGCCAGACCCAGCTTCTGCATGTCGGCGGCGCGTGCCTCCTCGGCGGCGCGCTTGTCCTTCTCGAACTGCTGGAAGACGGGCGTGACGTTGGCCAGTAGGCCGCCGAAACCCGGCACGCGGGTCGGCTGGGCAAGGGCAGCAGATATGGCGAAGAGGCGCTCAGACGCTGACGGGGCGTAGCGCTTGGCCTTCAGTTGATCCGCCAACTTGTCAAAGTACGCTTTCCGGGCGTCGCTCTGCTGCTGAATGCGGACAGCGAGATCGGAATAGCTGTCCCCCGGAACGGCCTTCGCCGCCGGAACTGGCTGCGCCCTCACGCCAAGGCCGCTAACGGGCTGCTCCTCCTCGCCATCGTAAAACATACTAACCTCCGCCTAAATCTTCAGGGCTTTGCAATTTCTTTGATGAGGGCTGCGCCTCCGGTGAGCACGCTTCCAACTTGCGCCGCCGTCGAGGGAGCCAACTGAGGCTGGAAGCCCGTCGGCTGGATGCCATACTCCTCCGTCTTCGTCGGGATGCCGGAAGACACGCCCTGCATCGTCTTGGTCATCGCGTCGAGCTGCTGCTGCGGATACGCCTGACGCTCAAGGAAGTCAGAGCGAGCAATGTCGAGGTTGCGTTGCGCCAGAGCCTGCTGCTGCGCGCCGATCTGGCCGAGCGCGCCTGCGCCCGCCAGCTCTTGTTGCTGACGCTGCTGTGCGATGTTGGCAAGCTGGTTGGCCGCGCTGAGCTGCGCCTGCGTGTCCTGACCGTACAACTGACCAGTGCTGCGGCCAATGTCCGCCAGCAACTGCTGCTGCGCCTGCGTGAGCGCGCCATACGTCTGGCCGATGTCGGCCATGCCGCGACCCGCGCCGAGCAGCGCCTGCTGTTGCGCGCCGCCCAAGCCGCCCGCCGTGCTGGCGAGCTGTGCCTGACGCGCGAGGTCCGTCTGCGCGGCCTGCTGCGCCTGACCGAAGCCCTGCTGCAGCGCCTGCGCCTGCTGTGCGCTGATGCCCTCAGTGGCGTCGCGAATGGCGCGGCCCATCAATTCAGCCTGCCGCGTGCCGCCGAACTGGCCGGCGCGGATCATCTCGCCCTCGATGCCCGGCAGCACCTGCTCGCGCAGGCTGCGCGTGCCAAGCTCGCCGATGCGGTTGACGACGTTCTCGGTGTACGGGTTCATGTACTGGCCGACGGTTGTCGCCGCGCTCTGCCCGGCGGCACCCAGATAGGGCTGCGCCATCTGAATGCCCAGAGGCCCAGTGCTACCGGCAACGTAGCCTGCGCCCTGCTGCAGGCGCGGCTCGGCGGCAGTCAAGCCGGACATGCCGGCGGCCTGCCCGAAGAACGGCTGCGCGGCACCGACTGCCGAGCGGCCGAAGATGTCCTGCGTCTTGGCCGAGGCCGTGCCAAGCTCGGGGCGGAAGGTAAACGCGCCCTCGCGGGTGGCTTGGAAGCCCGCCTGCTGATCCGGTGCGAAGTCCGCAACGCGCGGGATCACCTTACCGGCCGCATCCACATACTCTTGGAACGGACGCGCGGCGACAACCTGCTGGTTAGCAAGGATGTCTTTTGCGTAGTTAGAGTACCACTCGGGCAGCACCGTCTGCTTGGTGATGTCGGTCAAGGCCGAGCCGGCGGGGATCGCCTTCCCTTCGGCCATGAAGGAGTTCACATCGGCCATTAGATACGTCCTCCGCGCATGTAAGCCTCGGGGTTCTTTGCGTTGACGCTGAACTTACCTGCAGCCAAGTTCTTACCCTTGTGTTTGCGGACCTTGACCCGCAGCTCGTCGAGCTTCTTCGCGCCTGCGCGTGAAGAGCCGTCGCCGAGCAGCGCGACCGTCTCCGCGTCGATAACATACTCGCCGTCCGAAAGCACCGCCGGAATGTCGTCGCTGCGCCCGGTGCCGGGGCCTTCCACGGCGAAGCTCTCACGCGACGAGCCGCGCGAGTAGCCCATCGGGCCGCCGCGCGCGGCCGCCTTTGGCCGCCTGCTGCGGTCAAGCAGGCCGCGAGCAAAGTCGAAAAGCTCTTTCGCGTTTCCGAAGGGCCTCTGCTCAAGGGCGGTCATAAACTCGCGCTCTGCAGCAGAGCGCTCAGCCTCTGGAACACCCGCGCCCCTCATCGCGTTTTGCCAGTTGCGATAGGTGTTAGCCCAGTCCGGGATATTCGTCAGGTTCTGTTTGAAAAACGGCTGATTTGCGGGCCGCTGAGTGGCCATACCCGACGCCAGCATGTCTGCGAGCGAGGTTACGCTTGTTGCGCCATTACCGCTGAAAAGTTTGGTCTCGCCAGTGGTCGGGTCTTTGTACTGGCGCTGCCAACCGTTCTGGTTTCCGCCCCACACATACGTGTCGCCATCAACGACCTTCGTCTCGCCAACCTTTCGGTTGGTCAGGTCGCCAGTAGGGCTCGGTGCGACTTCGAAACCGGTGGGGCGCGGCGGGACTTCGAGGCCAGTGACGCGGTTGAACGTCTCGCGGCCCAGTGTGCCGGGTCCGAAGCCCGCGTAGGGCGACGTGGCCCCGCTCAGGTCCATGCCAGCCGGAATGTCCATCGCCGGGCCCATGGCGTAGCGATACCAGTCCGCAGTGGGCCGCGCGGCCAGCGGGTTCGGACCAGTCGCGGGACCGAGGCCACCGACTGTGAACGCGCCACCTTCGCCGGGCGTGGGCAGCTTGCCTGAGAAGATCGGGTTGAGCGCGCCCGCGCCCGATGTGTAGGTGCCGGTACCGCCGCCCTTGCCACCGCCAGCAAGGGCACCGATGGCAGGAATAACGAGGCCCGCGATTGTCGCGGCGTCGGCTATCTTGTCGAGGGTGTCCTTCTTCTTGTCACCGGTGTTATCGCCTTTGGTGTCCGTACTGGGCTTGGTTAGATCGGGGACGGCAGACCCTGCAACGGAAAAAGGTGAGTTGATCTCAAGATCTTTGTCCTTTTTGCCTGTGACGACAATGTCGCCGGGATCAACCACAGGTGGCGGTTGGTTAGGTATGACTGCACCAGTGGCAGCCGGAATAACATCGCTGACGCGGCCGGAGCGGATACGCCTTCCCTCAACATCAATTTCGGTATCGTCAAGTCTCACGTCAGTCGGGGTGTTGATACCGAGGTTAAGCAAAGTGGAAACAGGTACTGAAGCGAGACCGCCAGTCAGATCGACATTTGGGTACGGCCTACTCGTGACGACAATCCCCGGTTCTTCCGCTGCAGCCGGTTCCGGCGCAGTCGTTCCATCGCCAACCATGCCGGCGTTGTCACTGAGGAACGGGTCAAAGCCGCTTGCTGCAGCACCGCTCACTAGTTGGGAGAAGGCTGGAGTAACCGCGTTGCGAACGCCCGTGACAACAATTGGCGCTGTAGCACTCGGGGCAAGACCGGAAAAAGCACTGGCCGGAATGACTGACGATTTCAAGTTAGCGAGCGCACCAACCGGGATGCGGGTCATGCCGCCCGCGCCGGGAACGGGGCTGAAGTTTGTTCCTACGGCAGCGCCCTTTGCGCCGGAAGCGCCGCTCAAAGCCTTATCAACTCCAATCTTGTCTAGCAAACCGGCCGTAGCCGCCGAGGTCAAGCCACCGATAGCGCCAGCCTTGAGCGCCTCGCCGATGTTCTCGCCCGTCACGAGGCCAGCGCCAGTGCGGCCTAGAGCTGATGTCAGGCCGACGCCTGCCGCTTTGGCCGCAAGGCCGCTCAGCCCGAGCTTAGTCCCGAGAACAGTCCCAAAGCCCGGAACGAACTGAAGCGCGATAGGCGCAGCAATCTTGAGGATGTCGCCGACGACTTTCGTTCCCGGCGAGTTGTACAGATCGCCGCCAAGCAGCGTCACCGCCTCGCCAGTCGTCGGGTCGCGGTACTGGCCAAGGCCGCCAGTCGGCGTGCCACCGACTTGCTCGATCCGGTAGTCGGCCATGCGGCCCTGATTGGCGAGGCCACGGGCAACGTCCTGCAGCCGCAGCAACTCTTCAGGCGTGCTGCCCGAGGCGATGACTTGCCCCTCGTTCTTGCCGGTGTAGTCGCGGATTTGATACTGCGTGCCGGGGTTGAGCGTGATCTGGCTTGCCGGGTCTAGGCCGCGCACGTCCTTTTTAGCGCCGGTCATCCACGAGCTGAGCGTGATGGGGTTTTGCAGCCGGCGCTCACGCTCCGCCAACTCCTGCTGCTGCCGGACGCGCGGATCGCCGCCACGCATGGTGCTGTAGCGCTCAGGCTCGCCATCCGGCCCCATGCGCCCGGTGTAGTCGTCGTAATCGCCGAATGCGGGCTGTGCGGCGGTGAGACCGCCCACCGGCTGGGCCGCCGTGGGCTGCGCCATCGGCTGCGCCATCGGCTGCGCCACCGGCGTGGAAGGCCCCGAGGCAAGGGGGCTGTTTTCGTAACTGTATTCGCCGTACATCAGCCTTGTCCCTCCAGCATCGGATAGACCCGCATGGCCCACTCGCGCCAGTCATCGAATTGATATGGGTCTGGTACAGCGCGTGTTGAAAAGGGTGACGCCTTCAAAAAGCCTGTAGCCCAACCCTGCCAGTCGTTCTCGTCGTCAAGCCGACCAAACGCCCACGCATCGCCAACCGACAGTATAACGCTGTCGGCCCAATCAATCAATTCCATGCCGCGAGGGTCGATCATCCAATGACCGTGCCGTCGCCGGGCTGCACATGCGCCAGCACCAAGCCCATTTGGTAATCGCCCCCGAGCGTGTTGCTCTCGAAGCGGAAGCGCAGTTCGCGGCGCTGTGTCTTAAAATAGATGACCTGATCCTGCGGCGTCGGCGGCGTCTCGTAGATGGTGTGCGGCTCCGTTGACACCTCAGGTGCCTTGGCGTTGGCGCGGCCCGTCACCTGCATCGTCATGTCGCCGCTCTGCACGAAGTCAGGCTCGATCATCAGCACCTGCAGCGCCTTGTTCTCTTGGTTCGTCACAGGCAGCGACATGTCGGCCGTCTCGAAGTAGCTCAGTACGGGCTGCAGGTTAAGCCCGTCAATGTCGTCAACGCCCACCTCGTGTACCCACAGGCGGTACTGATCGACGCCGCTGTCTTCCGTGACGCGCACGTTGTCGTCCGTCTCCGTGATGCGCGTGTCGTCGGCCTCAGTGACGCGCACCTGATCTGAGGCGATGCTCGGCACGACGCCCGTCATGATCGGCTTGGGGAACACCGTCGGCGACACGGCCGCGCTGCGCCCGCCGTTGGGCAGTTCGCAGTCGTACCACGTATTCTCGCGGATGTTGTAGATGACGGCGTGGGACGGCTCGATGGCGTCACCGCGCGGATAGCACCACCAGATTTCGCCGTAGCGCGGCACCTTCATCGCAAACACCTTCTGGCGCTGCGACTGGTTGAGGCCGTCGAAGAAGTAGTTCAGGTTGAGGTTGTTCGGCACTTCGCGCACGACGCCGTTGAACATTAAGAAACGATCAGTGCCCACCCAGTAGAAGATGCCGTCGTACTCGATGACCGTGTTCGCTCCGAGGATCGAGCTCTGCGTGCTGATCGTGTCGAACTGGAACACGGGCGCGCCGCCGATGAACGACGCGCGCACCAGCGCATCGGCCGACCAGAACAGGCCAGACGGTGAGTTGCCCGGCCCGCCACGCAGGGCGATGCCGCGCACGATCTTCTGCGAGGCGATGTTCGCCGCGCCAGAGCCGAGGCTGGTGTAGTCCGTAGGGTCGCCCGCCACCGAGAACGCCACGTAGCCGTCGGTGCCGAAGATGAACGTGTACGGGTGCAGCACAGCCACACCGCCCGACACGTTGTAGCCGGCCGGCAGGTTGGTCACGGGCTGCAGCGGCGCGGTGCCAAACAGGTCGCCGTAGAAGAGCTGGCCGCCGTCTGCGTTGCAAATGCACTCGAGGTTCGGCGCAACCTGCGCCACAAGCTGCATGCCCCCAAGACCCGGAGCGGCGATGGCGTCGAACTGCCACATGTTGTTCGGGTCAGTCACCAGCGTTGACGGCGTGCGGTTTGTGATGACGGACGTGTTGAAGCCATTGTCGATGTAGAAGCGCTCGACGAGGTTGGCCGAACCGCTGTGCACGTAGGTCAGGTTGTTCTGCGTGAACTCGTGCATCGCGCGGCTGACCTCGCGCAGATACTTGCTGATCGCGCGGTAGCCGCCGATCTTACGCGGCAGGCCACGCTGAAAGCGCACCCACTGCCCATCGACGTAGTTGTCGCCCTCGAACTTGGTGCCGTCGCGCTTGATGCCCGGCTGCGAGCGTATCTGGACGATGCGCTCAGCCATTACCCCAGCGCCACCGCAAATACGATGGCCGCAGTGTCACCGCCGCCGCTGGTGACACCGATGGCCGCCTGCGCCGCCGCCTGATCAACAGCCGTGAAGACGCCGATGCCGACGGTGGTGCCGCCCAGATTGATCCGAGCGCCGGCCGCCGTTGTTGCGCCCGTGCCGCCGTCGGCAACAGCGACCGGCGTGGCAATGCCGCCCGTCTCGGCGTCAACAACGTCGTTACCGTTGCAGTAGAGGATGGCGCGGCTGCCGCGAGCGACCAGCACACCCGGCGACTGCGTGTTCGTCCTGACGCGCAGGGTGAACGAGCCGCCCGTCGTGCTGTTCGTCACCCAGTACTGCTGGGTCGTCTTCGGCACGATGATGTCGATGTTACCGACAATAGCGCCCGTGAACTCGTAGGCGATGCGGTTCAGTTCCGCGCCGCTCAGCGTGTAGTTGCCGCTCAGGCCGGCGAGGTTGATGGACGTGTAGTCGAACGCAAACACCGCGCTCTGGCCGAGGCCCAGCGTGTACCAGCTCGTGCCGTCCGTCACCGCCGTGGCGCTGTCACCGGGCGCGAGGGTCAAGTTCGCTGCGTCGTTGATCGTCTCAAGGCCCTGCGGGTCGATGACGAGGTTGCCAGAACCGCCGTTGCGGACGGCGATGAAATAGTCACCACCGACACCCGCCGCTGTCGGCAGCGTCAGCGTGCCGAGGCCGCCCGACCAGACGAACATCGTGGCGCGGTCGGAGCCGCCAGCCGTGTAGTTCGTGTTGAGGATCGTGACGGGCGTGGACTGCGAGAGCGTCGAGCCGGTCGCCGTCAGGCCGAAGCCGGCCAGCGCGGAGGCCTGCGCCTGCGCCGTGGCTGCGCCGTAGCGGAACACGCGCCACGAACCGGCCGCAGTGGTGTTGTCGGTCAGGTATATCTGCCACTGCTCGCCCTGCCCCATCGACAGGAGCGTACCGCCCACGCTGTTCTTGACGGTGACAGTCTGCGGGCCGAGGTTGTTGAACAGGACGGTCTGGCCGGTGCCGGTCTGGTCGGCCGGCGGCATGAGGATCGAGTAGACGCCAGTGGGCGTCACGTCGATGATGCGCGCCGCCGGCTGCAGGAGCGTGTTGCTCTCCAGCGGCCAGTCCAGTGCCGTGTCGGCCGTCAGCGTCAGCGACAGATACGACACATCCGACGGGTAGATCGTCGTGCCACCAAATATTTGTGTATAGGTGTTGCTCATCACGCCTCCTTGCGGACCGCCGAGCGGTCCAGAATTTTGGCGAGGTCTTCGCCGTTGAGCATGGCGGCTGCACGGTCGTACATGGACTGCCAGACGGGCATGCGCTCGTCATTCTTCAGGAACGGCGTGGCCTCAAGAAGCGTCCCGTACAGCAGGAGCTGCGGCGCGTATTCGGTCAGCCAGTTGGTCTGCACGACATCGTCAAGCAGCGGCGGCAGCTCGTAGTAGAGGATTTCAAACGGGTACTCCTCGTCCGGCGTCGGCGCGATCAGCCAGTGCGAGAAGTCATAGTCGCTGTAGAAGATTGGCTCCTCCGTCTGGGAGCGGTCGGGCCAGTAGCTGAGCAGATACTCGTAGGCGCGGGTGAACAGCACCTTGCGGCTGTTGCTGTTGGCCCCGGTGCCGATGTTGATCGACACCGTGTCACGCCAGCGGTCGGGCTTGGCGTAGACCGACTGGCCCACGAGGAGCGTCCCGGTCACGACGTTGATGAAGCCCTGTATCTTGAGCTCGCGCGCGATGCGGCGCTCGGCAAGGTTGATCAGGCGCGGGATTTGCTCGAATACAACCGGGTCAGACGCATAGGTTGTGCCACGCTCAAGGTAGCGCCGCACGTCCTGCTGGAGCGTCGTGAAGGTCATCGTCGTGGCCATCGGCGCACCCTACATCAGTTTTGGGCAGAATGCCACGGTCAGGATAGGTACTCAAACACAAGGCCGGCGATGGCCAGCACGAGGGCACCGAGCGTCATCTTGCCCTTGGAGAGGGTCGGCTTCTTGTCGGTCGGTAGCACAGTTCCGACGACGCCCTTGAAGGCGGCCTTCTCGGCCTCCTTCTTGACGGCGTTGAGCGCCAGTTTCTTCAGGTTCATGGTAGCCTCCTCACTTAGATTTGCTCTCGATGACCCCGACGCGAACTTTCAGGTCGTTTATTTCGCCTGTCAGATGCTCACGCAGCGCCCCTCTTTCGCGCGCCGAAAGCGGGCTGTCCGTGGGTACGCCGTCTGGCGTGATGAGGACAGGCATCGACGCCTCGATCTTGGTCAGTCGGGTCTCGAAGGTGTTCACCTGCCCCAGCAGCCACGCAATGCAGGCGATCAGGATGGGCACAGCGCCCTTCAGGATGTCGCCCCAGTTGACGTTCACGGCAGCCACCCGGCGAACTTCTTCGTCTTAGCCTTGCGGTCATCGAGGCCGTGCGTACCGCCGTTGATGCGCTTGGTCAGCGCAAGGATGGCGGCGTCGTTGATGCCTTGGTCGCAGATAGACCAGAGCTTGTTCTTGTCGAAGAACCACAGGGCGCTCTCGAAGCACAGCTCAGTTGCCACGAGGTTCGGGTTCTCCATCACGTCCGGGCGGTCGATGTAGTCCGAGAACGCTTGATAGTTCGCCTTGCCCGTAAGCTGCAGCGCGCCGCGCCCACGGTACTTCCAGCCGTCGCCGGATGCCTCGACGCCGTTGCCCATGCGGCTGGCATAGACGCGGTTGGCGATCTTCTGCGGCTGGCGCTCATACGCCTTGGCCATAGCTTCCGTGGGGAAGTACTTGCCGAAGATGCCGCGCAGGCCCTTCGCGCCGTAGTTCAGGTTCTCACTGAAGGCCGTGAAGTTGCCGCTCTCGTGCGCCGTCTGGGCAAAGAAGTGGGCGGCGCGGTTCTTGTTCAGCTTGTAGTAGGCAGCCGCCGCCTTGAACGTGCCCGGTCCGAACGCACCGTCAGCGGTGACGCCGATCTTCTGCTGGAGGTTTGCGAGGCTCATTTCTTGTTCCACAGATCAAAGAGCGCCTTGACCTTCTCCTCAACCACGGCGACGCGCACGTCCATCTTGGCAAGGATAATCACCAGCGAAATGAATGCCAGAACAATCGGCCAAAGCTGACCGATCAGTTCAACGGTAGAAAGATTGCCAGCCATTACGCCCTCGGATTACGCCAGTCCGGGAAGTCGTCCTCGTCGACCACGCCGTCGCCGTTGGCGTCGTAGCGCAGGTCGTTGCGGTACTTCTCCCACGGGGCCATTTCGTCGTCGTCTTCGTCGGCCTCAGGCTCCGGCGCAGCAGCCATAGGCTCAGGCTCAGGTGCTGGCAGCGGCTCAGGCTCGACCGGGGCGGGCTCTTCCGGCTTCGCGTCACGCGCATTAGCGTTGAGGCTCAGGCCACCCAGTAGACCGACGAACGCACCGATGACCATGTTGAACGCGGGGCCGACGATCTCGAACACCTTGTCGCTGTCCACCACGTCATTGGACGCGAACAGGCCTACGACCAGTGCGGCCACGACGACCAGCACGACGCAGGCCAGTGTGATTACCGCCACGCGGATCGTGAACTCGACCGTGTCCTCGATGCCCTCGCGGCTGCTTTCAAAGCGATCCCAGAAGCTCATGAGGCCTCCCCTTCAGTTAAGTGGTCGGTCAGCCACCTGCTGCAGACGATCTTCAATGCGCCTCAGGTGAGTGATCATTTCATCAAACCGGCGGTCGATCAACTGAAAGCGCTCGTCGCCAAACTGCAGGCGCGTCTCCAGCTTCGTCAGCCGACTGCTCAGCGTCGTCCATACACCGATCAAGCCACCCAGAAATGTCAGGACGGTTACGATTGTGTTGATGTCGACCATCATTATCGGAGGTTTTCGAGCTTGTAGATCGTCGAGAGGTAGATGCCCGTGACGTTGTCGATGAGGTTCGCGACCGCACGGTTGCCTCCGCTGATTTCTTCGTGGTTGGCTTCGATCCACTCGGCGTCCGCCTTGAGGATATTGAGGCTGTCGCCCTTGGTGTCTGTCGGCGAGGGGATGCTGCCGATCAGGCCGTTGAGGCCCTGATACGCCTCGACCAGCGCGTCGAGCGCCTCGATGATGCTGTCGTAGAACTTGCCCAGCGCCTTGTGCTGGGCGTAGCTCTTCGTGCGCCAGTGCTCGTAGTGCGCGAGGTTGCGGGCGTAGAAGACCCGGCTGATGAGCTGCTCGATCATGGGTAACCTCAGTGCTTCGTACCGCCCTCCGATGCTGCGTAGACGCCGGAGAAGCAGTACGCTCCAAAATGCCCAAGCTCGCACCACGGCGCGGCCCAGACCGTCCCTCCGTGTGTACGATATTCGTGGCAGAAATGATAGTCCTCAGACAGCAGTTGCCCGTCCGTCACGCCGACTTGGAAAAAGTCGTAGACGGGCTGGTTGTCCGGGATGCTCGCGCCGCCGTTCGTGTACGTCTGGGTGTGCGGCGCAAGGTCTTCAAACACATCGCGGCGGATCAGCATGAAGCCGGTGCCAATGTGCTTGACCTGAAACGGCTCGTTTGCGTTGACCATGTCGTGGCCGTCGAGCTTGTTGAGATTGAAGATGCCCGACAGCGCGGCGAGGTTCTTGTGGCCTAGCACTGCACCCTGACGCACCCGGTCCCAGTTCATGCCTTTCATTGGCACCGGGCCGCCGATGATGCCCTTGTCGGCCTTAATCATCAGGGCAATGTCGTTCGCCCGGAAACGCTGGTCGGCGTCAATGAACATCAGGTGGGTGGCGTCAGGGATCGCGAGGAAGTGGTGGGCGATGGTGTTGCGCCCACGCTGGATCAGGCTCTCATTGCCGAGGAAGATGCAGGTCAGTTTGATGTCGTACTGCATACACGCCTCCTTGAGAGCCAGAAGGCTCTGCGTGTATTCGGTGCACATCATGCCCCCGTAGCAGGGCGTGCCGATGACGAGGTGCATCACTCACCTGTGATCTGGGGGACGTTCGTCAGGCTCTGGCGGTCGAGCAGGCTGAAGCCGCGATAGGCGGCGAACTTGGCGGGATCGTCTGCCCACTTGTCGGCGCACGCCTCAAGCCACTGGACGGTCATCTCGTGCGTCGGAGCCTTACCCTGACTGATGAGTTCGTTCTCAAGGTTGAGGTAGGCGAAGACCTCGGCCTGCGCCTGCGCGGCGTTGATGCCCAGATCGAAGAGGTAGATCATGTTGCCCTCGTCGATCACGCCGTTGCGGCTGCGGGCGGCGTTGAGGCCCTGCTTCATGCAGGTCATGATGTGGTAACGGCACTCTTCCCGCTCGTAGTCTTCCTCGGTGATCTCGTCCCGGCCAACCTTCTCCAGCAGTTGCTTGTGCTGATTGGCGAAGAAGTTCATCTTGCGAAGCGCGCCGTTGACGTGGTTCTGGGTGCCGTCCAGTTGGCTCTGGATTTCGAGGATTTCGATCTCCAGCATCTCGCGGTCAAGGGCGTCGGTGGCGGCGGCAAGCTCTGCCTCCTTGCGCTTTAGCTCCACCTGCTTCTTGCGCGCGGAGATGTACGCCTCTTGCAGGGCGGACTTGGTGCGGTCGATCTCCGCCAGCGTGTGCTTGATCGAGCGGATCGGCGTGAT